CACAAGCGATGCCGTCCATGCTAATACCTTGAGCGCGGAGTTTTGCCACTGCTTCAAAAATGTTAGCGGCCGCAATGTTGGTTGTGTAATCATTTGTAAATGATACGCTGGTTGAGAATCCTGCTAATAGAGCGCCTAAGTCAGCGTCCATTTTGCGAGAAATTGCTTCACCAAATAAACGTCCCAAATCAGCAACTACATTGCTTGCTGATTGTTGAACTGACAAGTCAGTAACCATGGTGCGGATTGCCTTAGGGCTGATAGTGATTGTGCCAACACTTGTGCTAACTGCTGTGTTAGAAATTTCGTCACCTTCAGTTAGTGCGGCGGCTGATTGTTGTGGGTAAATTGGAACGTTCACAACTTTACCTTGACCAGCGGCCAAAGAATAGTTACGAACTAAACCTCTCATAATACTTCTTTCTGAAGCAACGAACATTGCTTCTTGTACGATTGACGGCAATAAGTCGTCTAATGTGCTTGTGGTTGAACCGGCCATAATATGTCTCCTTGATTAATTAGGCTATACCGTTTTTCTTGCGATAATCCGCATAGAGTTTACGGTGTTCTGGATTCTTCATATCCAGTTTGGTGATATCCAATGGGCCTGGGCGACTGTTGTCAATACTATTTCGACTCTGTGTAGTAGCGGGAGTTGCTTGGACAAAGTGAGGATTTTTATCCAACCACTCTATTACAAGTTCATCCACTGACATTTGATTGCCAGCATCCGTATAACGGACTTGCCCGGACTGATCCAGGACTTCTACTTCACCGTCTTCTGACAAACGCAAATTGTTCTTTAGTAAGGCCTTTACTTGTTCTGGTGCTACTGCACGATACTTGGCCGCTGTTGATAACAATGGTGTGTCTATTTTGTATTCTTTAATAATCGCATCACGCTTTTGGATTTCAGCGTCTTTTTTAGCGGCGATTTCCTGAATCACTCTTTCAAAGTCACCTTTTTTAGTGGCTTCTTCTACTCGTGTTTTGTCTGCCTGTTGGCGCAAAGCACGGAGTTCTTCAATGTCTCCTAAATCCTCATACTGCTTTTGAACTTTTCTAGCGACTGCGGTTTTTAATTTCGCGGCCATGTCGTCCATTTCTTTTTGCGTATAAGTCTTTTCCGCTGGTGCCTGATTTTCTGGAGTCAAATCCTGGGGATCAGTTCCCACGTCTGTTGCCAATGTTTCGTTTATAGTCATTGTTACTATTACCTTCCTTTGAAGTTGTTGTGATGATATTTAGTCATCAAGTATTTTTTTGATTTACTTTTTAGTAAATTTGGCCTTTAAAGCCTTTGGTGCTGATTTCTTAGCACTTGAAAGAGCAATGGCCACTGCCTGCTTGTTGCTCATTCCTGGATGCTTCTTCATTTCATAACTGATATTCTTGCTGATAGTCTTTTGACTATAACCTTTCTTTAATGGCATAGTTGGCTCCTAGTATTTCTTTGGTGGCTTAGGGCGTTTCTTATTCTTGGCAGTTCTCATGCCTCTTACTGGTAGTGATTTCATTATTCATCCTCCTTGTGGAAATAACCTTGTGCCGCATAGTCAAGGTGTTCTTGTTCTGTTCTAGCAATTACTACATCGCCAGTTACAGGATTATACATTTGATGTGCTTCAAATGCAGGCTTAGGTGGTAAGTTAGCGGCTTCTGTGGCCACATACTCTGGCATGATCAAGTCAGCATCCTCACCCAGGGCACCGATAAGTTCATGATCAATAACCTGTAGCACACGAGCATCAGTAGCCGCACCCTTGGCCATTTGCAAGTGTAGGAAGTCTTTGCTCTTGTCATTGATGCTGAAGTCATCAGGATAGTCAATCATGCCATCCCAGACTTTACCTTGATACTGTGCCCAAATGCGCCACATTTGTTCTTCTGCTAATTCAAGAGCATCGGCCTTGGCACTTAGTTTGGCATTGAGCATTTGGAATTCTGTATCCATAGCAACACCGCTCATTGTTCTTGCTTGCACAGCACGGATACTGCCCAGGCTGGCCATCCGGTCAATGCTTTCAACTTTGTATTTCTGGCTGTTGAATAAACTTTCTAAGTTACTGCCACTTGGTTGTAACAGGTAGGGCTTCAGTCCTGGATCCAAGTTGTCTGGCATTTGCACGATAGCACCCGCACCTGCTGAGGCTTCAACATCGGCAGTCTTGACCAGGGCTGGATGGTTTGCCAAGCGAATCAACTGGATGATTTCACTAGACTCGTTATACATGGTCTTTTGTTGATCAGCAATGTCTTCAATGTCGCTTTGACCAAGTCCACGCATCAGACTCTTTTCATTGTAGAGAATTACTGCTGGGATTCGACCTAGACCATTTACTTCTTGTATTTGTTCTTGTGTTTCTTTTTCATCGTGACTGATAATATAAGTGTTGATGACTTCTGGAGTCCATTCTTTGATAACACTTTGATCGCCACCATCATTTTCTTCGTAGCGTAGGTAGACCAATTCATAAACACCACTTGGGCTACGACGGAATTCCCAATCATAGACATTAAGTGGACTAATCATGTTTACATAAGGACGAACACCCTGACCTAATTCATCAGCACGAGTTAGACTGTTGGTCTGTGGCTTTGATAACAATAACCAAACATGACCAAATACTGAAGCATAACTGGAAGCGTCTTTCATGAATGCGTCTAGACTGCGCCCTTCTAAATCAGCATCCTCAATAAAGGCTTCTAATCCTGGATCGGTTAGTAATGTGCCAAAGTTGCGTTCTGGTTCGTTACGGAATAGGAAACTGACATAGGTTTGGATTACACCGCGGCAGTGATTGTCAACCGGAGTTTCTTGAATGCGTTGTGTGTATTCTTGATTGTTTTCATAGGTATAGCGTGTAAGGTATTCACCTGTACGATACAACTCGCCACCAATGTAACTGTCTAACAGAAAGCGCCAACGCTTGGCCATTTTTCCATAGACATGATTGTGCTTCATTAGGTCTTCATATTTCATTTTCTAACTCCAGTATTAAGTCCCCAGCGCAGGGGTTGTTCGATGTGTCCAGTTTCTTTTCTCAAGGGGAATAGGTAGTCACAGAGGTAGCCTAGGGCATCCATCATGTGATCGTATCCTGAATCCTTGTCTGGTTGGCTTGAGCCTTCTTTGTAACTGTGACGCTCAAGCCCTTCTATTGTGTGTTTGCATTTGGGATCCACTAAGAGTCTGCGTTGATTCTGCTCACTGCAAAGACGTGCATTCACTGAATTGATGCGATCGCGGACTGGTGTGTGTTGATGTGGTGCCTTGACAACAAAGCCTGCGTTTTGCAGAATAATGATATCAGTCATACCACCCGCACTGGTCTTGCGTTGGCGTCCCGCGGGATCAGGATAGCACATGATTTTCTGACGAGGATATCGTGCTAGGATTTCACTGACCATTTCATTTGTGTTACTGCCAAATATGCGAATTTCGTCTATGATGTGTAGAGTATCACCATGTAGGGCCGCAATGACAGCAGAGCAAGGATCAATGTTAAAGTCCATGCCTATGTATAGTGTGCCAGGAATAGCGTGTGCATAGGCCTCTGTATTTGACTTGCGATCAAATGCATAGTAAATCCTACCTGAGTATGTTTCAAAGGTAGCCATGAACTCTTGACGGAAGGTGCGCTCATCCAAGTCACGCTTGGCGGCTTCTACTTCTTCTGCACTTACTTGTCCACCTTCAAGAGTGGTGAATTGATAACTGCTCCATACTTCAGGAATTTCTAGGGCCATTTGGTATAGGTCATGTGCCCAATTGCCTACACCTTTGGGTGTTCCAATGAATAGGGCTGATCCTTCACGGTCTGCCAGTGTAGGACGAAGCACTTCATACCATGCTTCTGGTGCAATGTCTGCAAATTCGTCGCAACATAGGAAATCAAGTCCTATTCCACGCAGACTGTCAGCATTGTCTGCACCTTTGAGTGCAATGGTGGTGTTGTTCTTCAGTGTGATTGACAATTCTGCTTCGTTGACCTTGGCTATCCAGCGTAGGTCTTGCAGTCGATTCTTTAATTTACGCCATACAATGGTCTTGGCCTGGCGATAGGTTGGAGCAACATACCAAATTTCCTGTTCTGGTAAGCGAGCATGATAGCACAATTCACGGATGGCCAAGTGTGTCTTGCCAAAGCGACGCCCTGCAACACAGACTCTAAAGCGGTGTTTGTCATTGGCGATACTCTGTTGTGCCTCTGTTAATTTCATTTTTCTTCTACGGCCTCTATTATACTGCTGTCAACATCGGTGACATCACTTTCAATCCATGGCAGAGGCTCAGTACCCTGTCCATTAAGTCCTTGTTCTGTTTGTCCCAGTATGTTCTTGCCCAACCAAATAAGCATTGTGGCATTGCCTGACAGGGCCAAACGCAGTTGAGCACGGCGTAGACTCTGTTTGATTGCTTCACGCCCTGTTACCAATTGCTCTTTAAAATTATAACGAACACTTTGTTCGCTGATACCAAACCATTCTGCTATTTCAATGTCTTTGCATCCAATCGCGGCCAATTGATAGACTTCCTGTGGAGGGATAACAGCCTTGTTACGGCCCACAATAATGCCTTCAACTGTTTTCTCACCCACTTTAGGGTCTCTGCGTTCTGGATATTCGTTTGCCATATATTATATGAATCGAGGAGTCACTCGAATACGAAATGCTCTCTTGTCCTTTAGTGAATTTGCAGTCCAAATAGTATTGGCCACTGTGTAAATGTTACCGGCTGTGCCACCTGTAAGTGTAACAATGGCATAGGTTGAACTGTTGATTGCACTTGTGCTCACTGACAGGTTAGTGGTATTGACTGTGCTTGTTGAGAATGTTGATACTGCCCAACTACTTGATGTGATAGTATCAGACCCTAACCAATCAGTCCATTTGATAGCGTAGGTAAGTGTGGCATTTGGGTCCTTGTCAATGTAGGAACCTTGATTGTCTTGTTTGAAACCTGTGGTTGTGGTCATGCTGGTAGTCTCCGTATTCTTGCTGGTGTTATTTCTATGACAGGTAACATTACCTCTCGTATTGTTCTACTCTCTTGAGGAACAATCAAGACCCTGTCTTCGTATAGTGTTCTATTTACGCGGTTGGTTGCTTCTTCAGTGCATAATCGCAGTTCTTCTAAGACTCTTAGAGTGCGTGTCTCTGCTTCAACCGGAACTGTTAGGTCATCATCACTTCTAGGAACCTGTGTTAGGCTTGCTGATAATAAACTAACCACTGTGATGCGGAAGTTACCATTAAAGTAAAGTCCACCATTGCTTCTCAGTGTGGCTCTGGCTGTGATAGCACTTGTGCCAAAGCGTGTCTTGACAGAGTAGGCAAAGACGCTTGATGCTACAACAATTTTACCCTTACTGCTGGCTGATGTATTTGCCTTGACTGAGAATGCACCGGCCAGTGTGGCACGACCAAAGACTGCCGTTGTTGAACGACCACGGAATGAGAACGCCGCAGTTAAAGTCTTAGTGATTTTCTTAATTGGGTTTGCAAGAGCCTTGGTAATGGTAGCAACTGCACGAATATTATTTTGGGCTTTGGCCTGCTGTGTTGATCGTGCTGTGGCCTTGCTGAGAGTGAATTGACTTGCTAGGGTAGCACGAGCAACTCGCACTGGTCCTGTGATCGCACGGATTGAGAAATTGGTTCTGAGTGTGACACGGAATGTCTTGATGCGACTTAGGCCAGGATAAAGTGCAAAATTAGCCTGTAGGTCAACTGCACGATCACTGACCCATCCATCAGTGCAAATAAAGTCTATTGTTGGTGTAGACTTATCACCCTTGTCACCATGTGCGTCTGCATTGCTTATCCAGAAATCACAGTCTCCACTTGAGAATGGATAGGTTAACTTGTCAAATAC